TGCGTATCGCGCTTGGATAACTCACTCTGGAATCCCTTCTGCAGATACTCGGCAAAACCCTTGGGGTCTTCGAAGATATCAGGAGGCGTTTCGGGTTTCGGCGGTTCGGTCCTCGGCTCGGTGCGCGGCCCGCGGCGCAGATCATCGATCTGTCGCAACGCCAGATCGAGCTTCTCGGTTACCGACTTGAACTCGCCGGACCTCTGCTCTTCTCTGGTCTTGAACGTATCGAGTTCCGTTTGCAGAACCCGCGCCCGTTCATTGGCCTCGCGCAGCTTGCCTGAGGGCACGCGGCCCTCCGGTTCGCGAGCGGCAGGTTTCGGCTCGGTTTTATCGGTTCCGTCCTTGCCTTCCGCAGCTAACGGTTTCTTGCCGTCGACCTCTTCGGCTTCGCCCTCATCCTCGGACTCTTCCTCGCCTTCGGACTCATCGCCCTCAGACTCGTCGTCATCCTCGGTTTCATGCTGGCCTTCGAGGCCTTCGCCCATCTCTTCGAGCGAGCGACCGCTCTCATCCCGTTCGGTGTCTTCCTGATCCCATGCAGCGCCGGCGATCTCCCTTTCGGTTTCGATGATCGCATCGCTGATGGCGTCGACTTCCCTGACCTGACCCATGAATGGCATACTTTCTTCAATTCGCGTTTCGTCGCGAGGACGGCAGTCCAGTTCGAAGAGCCCTCAAAAGTGAGGCCTCCGCACGCCAGGACTGAAGATGCGTTGCGCCGTATGGAGGACGCCTGCCGCGGATTTTAAGACCGGCAATCCGAGGTGCCGTGCGCCGTTTCGTGGTCGCCTGCGAGACTGTGATGGCCTAGCGCCGATAGCGGCGCCGGGCGCGGATGATCCATTCCGAAGCATTGACGACCACTTGCACGATCGGCTGCGGATACCAGGCTGGCCCGAAGTCGGACCAGGACTTGGCCCTGGTGATGATCTGCAATTCCGACGGTGTGGCCCAAGGGATGCCGGTGATCCCCACCGGCAGCGTCGCTGGCGTCAGCACAACGCCTGATAGTTGCTCGACCGTGGGTCGTCTGGGCGGCGGGTCACGATCGGGCGGATTGAACCAGCCTATTCCGCTTATTCCGACCGGGGCCGATGGGACCGTGCCTACAAACGCAGCCGTCTGTTCGATCGTCGGTCGTTTTATATTCGAATCCCGGTCGGGCGGCTGGAACCAGCCCATCCCGGAGATTCCGACCGTCACCGCGGCCGGAACGGTGAACGATTCCACGTCAACAAAGTTTAGGCGCTTGCGCGGCAGATCATCCGGCGGTTCGAACCAACCCATCCCGGAGATCCCGACCGCGCCCGATGTGAAAGGTCCGAGAAACGCCGGCGGAAAATCGATCGGTGCATCGCGCAACCACAGCGTATCGCCGGAGAAGAACTCCCAATTCACACTGATGGGCGCGAAGAAGACAGGAACCGGCGGATCGACAAAATACCGCGGCTTGAACGGTAGCGGATCCGGCGGCTGGGACCAGGATATTCCCGAAATGCCGACCGCGGCCGATGTGAAAGGTCCGATAAACGATGCTACCTGCTCGACCGTGGGCCGCCGCGGCGGCGGGTCACGATCGGGTGGTTCGAACCAACCCATCCCAGAGATCCCGACCGCGAATGAGGTCTGGACTGCGAAGGATTGCACGTCGAGAAAGTTTAAACGCTTGCGCGGCAGATCATCTGGCGGCTGGAACCAGCCCATCCCTGAAATGCCGACGCTAACTGCCGCAGGAACAGTGAGCGATTCGACGTCGACAAAGCCAAGGCGCTTGCGCGGCAGATCATCGGGCGGTTCGAACCAACCCATCCCGGAGATTCCAACCGTCACCGCGGTCGGGACGGTAAACGCGACGGGGTCAACGACCGGCTGGCGGCGCTGTGGAAAGACATCGTCACCATGCCGCCATCCGCTCGGCGCTGGCGCGATCGGCGACAAGGCAAATGGCGGCGCGTGATCGAACAGAGCCGATCGTCTCACCAATTCGGAAGCAGCAATCCCCCAACCCTGCGGAATCACCGCCGCTGTCTGAAAAACCTGTGCATCCCACGCCGGCAGAGATTCAACAAGAGGGCGACGAAGCGGTACATCTCGATCCGGCGGCTCGAACCAGGCCATGCCGGCAATTTTAGCCGGCAGCGTTGCCGGCGTCAGATTGATTGCCGGCAAGGATTCGACGATCGGCCGTTTCGGTGGAGGATCGCGGTCCGGTGGATCGAACCAGGCCATGCCCTTGATGCCGACCGGCAGCGTCGCAGGCGTCAGCGTGAGCGCCGGAGGCGGCTGAAACCGCAAAGCCGGTTTCACAACGAAGTCGTCGATGCCGCGCTGCCATCCAAGGACTAGCGCCGCGCCGCCAGATGCCACGACATCGCATCCGGCGATGCAATTGGTCGCTGTCAATCCGGTCAGTGTTCCGGTGAAGACGACCGTCGCCGCACCAGCGGCGCGCGATGCTGCATCGGAGAAGTCGAGCGTTTGATTGTAGATATTTGTCTGGTTGATCGTGTAGGTGGTCGAGTTGTTGCCATTGCCGGCAGCGATCGCAAGGTCGCCGGTGGCGCTTGTTACCGTGACCGTATTCGATGAACCGGCGACGTTGTTGGCCTGGGACACGAAGCCGGTGAAGCAGGCCGCGACCGATGACGTGAGGCTGCCGGAGAACGACACTGCAAGCATGTGAACGTTAGGCGCACCGCCGGACCACGAGACAGACAGCGAATTCGATCCGCTGGCGGGGTTCACCAATCCGTACAATCGGGTGATGCAAAGATTATCGGATGTATTGACTGATCCGATCAGCGTCATCGAGACGCCGTTCCATGTCGGCGCCGAGAAAGATGACGTCGCGTCGTCGGCCTGGACCGTTACCCATAGAGCCGTTGAGCCGGATGGAACGTTGATGCTGGCCGAACTGGCCAGCGGCGAGACAGTCCCACGGACGAGCGTCCCGGTCGCATTGGCTGCAACCGACATTTACAATCTCCCGGCACCATTGACGCCTGCATAGAGAGTGCCAGTCAGCGATTCCGGCGTGGCCATCACATAATTTCCGCTATCGTGCACCAGGCCTCCGCCGGAGGTCGGGCTTCCCGAGCTCGCGGCGCCGAACAGGATTGATCCGTTTCCGGCAGGAGTTCCGTTCACGTTATAAATTCCATTATTGGTGAACGTGAATTCCAGCGATCCGCCGCCGGTCGTATCATTGACCAGCGAGTGGAACAGCCAAGCGCCGGTGTTCGGAGCATCCCAAACGAACCAATTCGTATCGACGAGTATATTGGGGCCTATCGTGCCGGCAGGAAGGCCGGACGCGGTTGAGAAGTTCATGCCAGAATCGGAACCTGCTACCGAGTCATCCGGTCCGGCAAAGACGTTGTACTGGATGGTGAGGTGATCATTGGTGCCACCGTTTGGATAGCACTCGAACCAGTCCGCATCCGCGCCCGCCACCTTGTGGCAATAGTTCTCGGTGAACGAGATATTGTTGAGCACGTAACGAATGGCTTGCCCGGCGCGGAAACAGTGATTGCGGCGCATGGTGCAGCCGGTAATCGTTGGCGGTGCCAGATTTCCCCCGCCGACGCAATTGCCTTCCAAGCTATCCGCGTTACCGTCGAGGAAGCAATCCTCGATGATCGTGCCGGTTTTTCCTGCCGCGATCACGATGCAGTACGAATTGTCGGTATTGGCCGGGGTGATCTGGGCGGCGCACTGCCGCACCGTGACGTTGTTGTGGTTGACGTTGATGCAAGCGTTGCCGGTCGCAAACACGCCCTCGATGACGCTGTTATCCGCGATCGACGACACCGACCCGCCGACGACGGAGAGAGTGCGAGATTGCTGAAAGTAGTTCGTGCCCGGCCCCGATGGACCGCCGCCCGTCGGCCCCGTCCAGGTCAGGACATTGGTGCCGCTATTGAAGATCGGCCGGTTGGCCGGCAGCGTGTACGCGCCGATGCTCGGCATCGCAAACGCCAACGCGACAGACGCCCCACCTAGTGCTGAACGGATACCGCCGCCGCCGGATGAGACCAGTCCGCGCATGGCTCGTTAAAGCACCAGCCAGAAATGCTTGTTGACCGCATCCTCGCCGAACTGTTTCGTCATTTCCGCCAGCATCTCGTCCTTGGTGTGCTTGGACTTCACCAATTCTCCCCATCGCTTGGCCATGTAATCGCGGCCCGCTCCTGGAGCTCCTGGAAAATCCTGTACATTCCATCCGGCGGCAAAGCCGCAGGTCCTGCAGACGATGCGGCAGTCGTTGCGATTGACATCTGTCAATTCCACCTTTTGGTAGAAATTGATGTCCTCCTTGCCATTCTGCAAATACTGATCGGTGTAGTCACCAGGTCCCATCTGGCTCCGAACCTGGAGCACAGGATTGCAGTCCGGATGTCCGCATTTTTCGAAATCGGTCACAGCATGCTCCGAAATTTGGCTCGCGCCTCCTGGGCTTCCAGGGCTTTGTAGAAGGGAAGGCAAGTCTGGCACTCGGGCTTGTTGCACTTCAGACCGCGGCCCTTGCCGTCATCGCAGGTGAAGCAGGTTCCATAGTCGTGACTGCGCAGCGTCCTGGTCGGGACCTTGCGGTGGCAATGGCAGCATGCAAAATAGGAATGCTCCTCGAGCACCTGGCCCGTGAGCACGTCCGTCATGACGCCGTAACCCTGCTCGATGCGCATGGTCCAGTCCGTCAGTTAGGCCGGAGAATGCCGGGATTGTTCGGCGTTTCGAGCAAGCTGGCGCCCTTGCTCTCGAAGTAGCCCGCGATCGTCTCATGCAGAAACTTGCCGATCTGCTGCGCCTCGCCCCGGCTGGGAATGGCGCCGATCTCGATCTTGATGACGAACTTGTCGCCATCCTGACCGATCTCTCCGGTGAACTTCAGCTTCGCCATGGGCATCACTCCCTATGCAGAGCTCGCACGCCAACCGTCGAGGTATAGTTCGGTGATTTGGCGCGGATCACCGGGCCCTTCAAGTTGACGGCCGGGGTGACGATGGCGGACCACTCGTCGCGCATCTGGACCCGGTACGAGGCGCGCTGGTTGAGGCCCATGTACCAGAGGTTGGAGCTCGCGGTCACGGTCGGCTCGGCGGTGTAGTTCGCCGTATAGGTCAATAGTGCCGCCGCGTCACCGCCGCCGATGTCGTTGACCTGCGGCGTCAGCGCCGAGCCGGTGCCGGCCGCGGTCATAACGTCGATCGACCATGAGACCGGGCAATCGGTTGCGTTCGGCACGTTGTCGGGACCGATTTCCCATTCCAGCGTCCAGCCGCGGCGCAACGTGGTGGCGCCGGTCGCGGCATTGATGCCGATGATGGTCTTGTAGGTCGAGGTCAGGTTCTGCGCCGAACCGGCATTCTGGTTAGAGATCGTGTAGGCGGCCATGTGGGTTTCTCCTATATGGCTGGGGCTTGTGATTACGCAGATACTAGGTCAGTTTCCAGGTTCGCGAATGAACGAGTTGAACTGCGAGGCAATCGCAGTATCGATATGAGCATCTGTGACCAGTGCGGCTTGTGCTGCCCTGTTGCCTGACGTGAGCGCGACAGTCCCGGCCTGCGTGGCATCAGCGAGCACATTTGCGTCCACGGCAACTGTATTGGAAAATAGAATAACCGTGTCGGACTGGGTGGTCTTGTTGCTCAGGACCTGGGATACGAATTGCGACCGTTCTCGATGAAACGCAACGGCCCATCCTTCATTGGAGATCGACACGCAGGCAGCCAATAATGATGACTGCACCCGGTTCTGAAACGTCACGTCCTGTGCCAATTGAAAACTGTCGTTGCGCGATGCTGCCATTTAAGGATTCCCCAGTGTGAAGCGTTAACGGCCGGCCCCGATCGAGGACAGGAACGCGGCGTGAGATTCCTTGACTGTCGCGAGCGCTGCATGCGCCTGCGGAATCATGCTGTTGGTCTGGTCGAGCTCGTCTTTCGCCTTGCTGATGGCGACGTTGAGCGCAGCGAGTTCGGCAGTCGACTGGCCTATCGCGTTGGCCCGCTCGCCTGCCTGTTTTTCGGCCGTTGCGATCAGATCTTCGGCATTGGTCTTTGCACCATCGACGATATGCGCTCCGCGCCGCTCGGCGTCCACGATCAGCTTGTCGCCTTCGGATTTCCTGTCCGCAACATATTGATCGGCATCGGCCTTCAATTTGTCGCAGGCCGCGACGTGCTCGGACCGCTGAAACGCGAGTTGTGCCGTCACCGGCTCGATAGAAACATGCAAGGCGTCAAGGCGAGCCTGGGCTTCCGCCGTCGCCTGTTCAATGGAGCCGATGGCGTCCAATTCCTGCGCCGCCGCGAGCACGCCCTGCAGCGTCAGCGCAAAGCGCTTGAGATCGGCAAAACACTGTTGTTTCGCGTTCATATCTTTGTCCTTCGGAACAGCGCCGTCACCGTCAGGTTGGTGGTGCCATCGCCGCTCGAGATCTTCGGGATCATGTAAAGGCAGGCCTCCGTCACCTGCTTGATGGCAGGTGATACGATGTTGAGCAGATTGCCCTGCGGATCGGTCAGTTGCCGGTTGTTGATGTTATCGAGGCTGCCGAGGATCTGGCAGGTGCCGCCGGCGCCGAAGGTGCCCTCGACCTGCACGGTATGATCGGCGAACCCGATCAGATCGGTGGGCGCAACCCCGATGTCGCCGTTCTGCATATTGGACCATGTCACGATCCAGCCATCGCGGTTGTCGCTATTGGCGGCGAAAGCTTGCAGCGGCTTGATACTGGCCATTGATTTTTAATCCTCGCGGACGAAACGATCAGCTATTGCAGCGGCGGTCCCAGTTCTTCCAGGCCCTGCTTGTGCATCGACAGCGCCTTTTGCAGGGCTTCGATCAGGATGGTGGCAGCTTGCGGCGAGCAGCGCAGGTGCGCCGTGCATCCCATGTCGGCTGTCACCGTGCCGTCCGGCTTTGGCATCAACATGCGCGCGGCAAGCTCGATCTCGATATTGCCGGAAAAGCTGCCGAACACAGGCGCGTTGTCGAAATACACCATCGGCGCGGTCGCAGCGTTCCTCAGCAGAGGCGTTGTGCCGGATGTTGGTTTGCCCTTGATCGACATTAATACTGATATCCCCAAGCGTTGACGGTTGTGTTGGTATTGCCGGCGCCGAGGGATGGCATCGACACCGGTATAGTCGTGTTCACGGCATTCGCGGGAATGCACGGATTGAACGGCACGACGAGTGATTGGTTGGCGAGAGTCACACCAGCGACCGAGACATACGTGAACGTTAGTGTTCCCGTGATGGTATTCGTGATTGTTGGGCTGACAACGGCCGCCGCCGTTGATCCGGCCGATGTGATCGTGAATCCACAAATGTAAGTGGTCTTGCCGGCCGCAGCGGCGAGCGTCGCGGTAGCCGTGGCCGCAGCAACGTTGCCTGACGCCGCTGTGATCGGCGTCGCCGCAACCTGTGTTGCTGGATTAACCGGATACGACGGCACCCCGACCGGAGACGGAGTGACGTTCGGAGCGCTGCACGGCACGGCCTTGCTCGACGTGTTGAGGCACATGCCGACCGAGCCGTTCACCCCTCCGCCGCCGGGAGTGTAGAAATAGGTGTCGGTATTCGGCGACTGCGCCGCCGCCGGCAGCACCGCGCCGGCCAGCAGCATCACCCCGATGAGCAGTCGGAAAACGTTTCGCATCATATGCTCCATGCCTAGCGCAGTCGTCAGGTTAAATCATCGGCAAGAGATAAAGATGGTCCCGCAGCTAGCTGGCGGCGGCCCCTTGTGCCCGTGATCGCCGTGATGACCATGGTGCCCGTGGTGGCCATGACCATGACCATGACCGTGACCGCCTTCACCATGTCCGTGACCGTGGCCTTCGCCGTGGCCTTCGCCATGACCGTGACCGCCTTCACCATGTCCATCGCCGTGGCCACCATGACCGCCGATGCCGCCATTTCCAGGTCCGCCGTGGCCGCCAGCACCAACGCCAGCGCCACCATGACCACCAACACCGGCACCGGCACCGGCACCACCGTGCCCGCCGACTCCAGCGCCAGCACCACCGTGCCCGCCAGCACCACCGGTGGCACCACCGCCGGTGGCCAATGCGATGCTAGACATGGCCATCACCATGACAGCCGCAATTAGACTTTTCTTCATCATGAGACGTCGTCCTTTAAAGATGTTCGGCAAACGGGTCGTGATCGACCGGAACCAGAGGACCGAAAGGATCATGATCGACCGGTTTGATGCGCTCCGACAGTGCATAATTGTTTGGTTGCGTAGTAACAAGATACTGTTGCGCGGCTTGTTTTCGCATGAAGGCCGCTTGCCACTCGGCACGTTCTGCCTTGGTTAAGGCAGGTCCACTGCCATCCTGCCACGCCTGCTGTTTCTTCGCGTACTTATCTATTAAGCGCGTCGTTAGATTTAGTTCGGTCCTTCCAGATGTTTTGTCAGGGAAAATACCGTTGCCGTTCCAAAGTGCGTCTTTGAAACTTTCGTGTTCGGCTGGCGTTATTTTCCCCTCGGCCAATGCTTGGTCATAGCGATTCATCATAGAGCGAATAGCTCCAGCCCCTAACACGTGTTCCCCAGCCTTAACCGGAACGCCAGCCATTGCGCCCGTACCCATCGGCAACGCTGCAGCTTCCAATATCGGTCCCGGTTCATAGCCATAGCCGCCGCGCATTGCTTCCGACGATTGAAACGCCCGCTCCGGAATATGCGCCATACCGCTCACCATATTGCCGATAACATCCGTTCTCGGCTGCTCAGCCAGTTCGCCGGGAGAAAAAACACCGAATGCGCCGCCGGATGGCTGCACCAGATCATCAAACGGATCATGATCGATCGGAACCAGCTGCGCCATTTACGCAACCATCAAATATTTGCCGCGGCGCTGCGGATCCGGCAGGTAGTATTTTCCATCCCGCGCTTTGCGGGCACCAGGAATCGGTGGCTGCTCTTGCGCTTGCTGCTGTTGCGGCGCACCCTGAGGGGTGCCTTGAGATGCACCCTGCTCCTGCGGCGGATTGAGGAAGGGTTGCATCACCTTGTGCACTTCCATCAGCGAATCGCGCACGAATGACGCGGCGTCGATATGGGTATCGCCGTGCAGATTGCCGGCCCTCGCGCGCTTCTCTTCCGCGGTCGCGGTCGCCTGGTCGGCGCCGGCAAGCGTCTTCTGCGTCTCGGCCGCGATCTTCGCATTGCGGCCCGCGACATGCTCGATTTCGAGCCGCGTTTTGGTGTCCTGGATCACCTTCTTTTGCGGGTCGACCTGCGGCTGCATCATCTTCAACAGCCGGTCTTTTTCGGTTCTCGGAAGGTTCGGGTTCATCTCGATCAGGACCTGCGGCGGAAAGGTCCCGGGCGGATAGCCCTTGAGCATGTCGTAGGTCTCCTGCATCATCGAGATGATGTCCGGACCTTCATCGAGTGCGATATCGACATCGAGCGCGCCGACGGCGTTGACGATCGTGGGTCGGCCCGATTCGTCGACATCAAGGCCGTTCAACTGGATGAATTCCGCGAGCTTGTCATTGGAGTTGACCCTGATCCAGCGCTCCGCAGTCCAATGCCGCTGCACCGTGCACCAAATCTTGCGGTACAAGTTGATCTTGAACATCCGGTGCGCCAGCACGAACGGCCCAAGCTCAGCCATGCCCGGCTGGCGCAACAGCTCAATCGCCTTGCCGGAGAGATTGGACAGACCGCCAGGACCGGTTACGGCCGCGATGTTGGAATTCGCATAACCCTCAATCTCGTTCTTGGCGTCTTCGGTGAACGCCGCGAAAACAGCGATGTCCGGCTTGGTGTCGTCGAACTTGAATTCCTTCCCCGGATTCCGCTCGAGATAACCGTCATGGCGAGCCGCCTCCCGTCGCGCGATCTCGACGTCGTCGACCGCGCCCTTTTCGGCGATGATGCGGCGCGAGTTAGCTAGCGCCAGCGTCTTCGACTTGCCCTGGTTGCGCGCGTCCTGCGGACCCTTGAAGGTCCGCACAAAGGAATATCGGTCGCCGTCCTGGTCGATGAAGGGACAGAACATCTCAAACGACGATACACCATTGTTGCGTTCGTCGAAGAACGGAGACACACCCTGATCGAGCAGCACGTTGGCCGAATAGAACGCCCAGCACCAGCGGCCCTTGTGCTTGTACCAGTGCTCGACCATGCGCAGCCGCTTCGAGGTGGAGATAATCCACTTGATCTCGCGGTCGGAATTGGTCGTAAGATCGCTGTCACCCTGAAACAGGCCTTCAAGATCATCCGCCTTGTCCGGGAATATCTCGATGGCGGCATCGAGATCCATCCACTTCGCGATGCCCTCGTAGCGAACGTCTTTGAAGTCGATGCGGTATGACTTTGGATCGTAGAAATACTCGTCGCCAATCACCCAATGCAGACCGACGTCCGGATCGCCCTTGTCGCCCTTCTGCAGCACGAGCTGCACGCCGCCGATGCCATCGATCCCGGTTTGCAACAGCGTCCAGTAGTTGAGCGAGTTTTTGAATTGGCTACCGTCGAGCACGGTACGCACGGATTGCGTTGCGACCTGCGCGCCGGCCTCGCTCTTCGGGTTGTTGCCCTCCGCCTTCGGGTCACAGCGCATGCGCTCGACGACGCCGACAATTGAGTTGATCTTGCGTCCGATCTGGTTCCAGACCTGTACCGGCTGATGCCGTGCGCGCAGCACCCGCAGTTGCTCGGCATTCAGCTGCGCGCCGTGATAGTAGCGCCGAGATTCCTTCTGCTCCTCGATTTCCTCGACCTTGCTGTCGAGGTAGTCCTGATACTGCGTCCGCAAAGTCCGGACCGGCAGGAACATTTCCTCGTCGTCTTCGCCGACATTGCGGTTGCGCTTGTCTTCGTCTGGATTGTTCTTCTCGCGCTGACCGACCAGCGGCGCCAGCCGCGCGTTGTCGGCGCGGTCCATCTGATCCAGGGGCGAATATTCGCGAAGAGGCATGTCAGCGCGCGCCGAGTTTCTTCATCTGCTTGTCGGAGATCAGCCCCATCCTGGCGAGACGATCGGCCTGCGCCGCGGTGTCCTGCAACTCCTTGGCGTGGCTCTGCGCTTCTTTCTTGACGGCCGCGAGCAGCTTCTTGTCGGCGACGATCTTGCTGGCGCGCAACATGGTGTGCATGGCGTCGCGCACTTCCCAATGATCGAGGCCTTTCGGCATTTTCTCGTCCTTCGGCGTGCTCTTGGTCATTCCGATTCCTTCAGCCATGATCATCAGCCTTTCGCCATCACCTTATCGAGCTGCCGATCGGAGATCCGACCCTGCTTGTACAACTCGCGCGCCTTGCGCTGCTCCTTGGTTTCCGGCTTGTACTCGCCCAGGATCTGGTCGAGCTGCTCGCGGGCGATATCGAGCGCATCGACCGGCTTATCCAGAAGATGCCCCTCGACCAGCTTGCAGATCCGCTTGCAC